AATTTATGACAGCGTTCAAAACTTTTCTGATTTACCAGCAACAGGTATAGACGGACAAGTAGTAGAAGTGAAAGGCGATGCTTCTACTAATTTTGATAATTATTGGGTGAAGTGGATGGATAGCACTTCTGTGTGGGAAGAAACTTTAAAGCCTGCAATAGAATATAGACTTGATTATGATAAAATGCCTCATCTCTTAATTAGAACAGCAGATGGAAATTTTAGATTAACTCAAGCAGATGGTTCTTCATATACAATTTCTGCAACTTCTTACGATGTGCCAGCTTGGGGAGATAGATTAGTTGGAGATTTAGACAGTGCTCCAAATCCATCTTTTGTTGATACCAATATAAATGATATTTTCTTTTTCAATAATCGTCTCGGTATGATTGCAGATGAAAATGTAATTTTATCTAGGTCTTCTGAATACTTTGAATATTTTGCTGAAACAGTTACGGATGTACTTGATACAGATTTAATTGATATAAATGTTAGTCATACAAAAGTTTCAGTATTAAAATCAGCAATACCATTTGATGAAGACTTATTACTTTTCTCAGACCAGACTCAATTTATTTTAAGTGGTGGAGCTTCTTTAACTCCAGCTAATGTAACTGTAAATGTTGCAACAGAATATGAAAATACCACAGGTACAGTTAAACCGGTAGGAGCTGGTTCAAATGTATTCTTTGGATATGAACGAGGTAACTATTTAGGTATTAGAGAATATTATCTTGAAAGTGATGGTGAAACAAATACAGGTGAAGATATAACTGCAAATGTACCAAAATATATTCCTTCAAATGTTTTTAAGTTTGCTCTTGCTTCTAATGAAAATATATTAATTGCTCTTAGTTCAACTTCAACAGAAGTAAATAACTTATATGTGTATCAGTGGTTTTATGCTGATGCTAAAAGATTACAAAGTTCTTGGCACAAGTGGTCATTTGGAACTTCTTCTAATGTTACAATCCTAAATGTAGATTTTATTGGTTCTACTTTATATTTATTAATGGAGAGGTCTGATGGAGTCTATATAGAAACTATGGATGTTGCGCCAGCTACAGTTGATGCTAGTGCGGATTATCTAACTCATTTAGACAGAAAAATTTCAAATGATACTTCAGGAGTAAGTGAAAGTTATAATGCAGGAACAAATCAAACTACTATAACTATTCCTTACACTAGAGATAATGCTATGAAAGTAGTAGGAGCTTCAACAGCTTCAAATGTGGCTGGACAGGCCATTGATACAGTATCTCAATCAGGAACTAGCATTGTAGTATCAGGCGATATTACTGCTTATGACTATTATTTAGGTGAAACCTATACTTTTTCTTATACGTTTTCTCAGCAATATATGGCTTTAGGAGACCAATATGCTTCAGGAACGAGAACTAGAGTAAGACAAGGTAGACTGCAAATTAGAAATTGGACAGTCAGTTACAACGACACAGCTTACTTTGTGGCAACTGTAACACCTGATGCCAGAGATACCTCAACAACTACATTCACTGGAACAATAGTAGGAAGTGGATTAGCTGGCACTGTTAATCTTGAAGATGGCTCTTTTACTTTTGCAGTACAAAGTAGAAATGAAGGATTGACAATTGCTTTAACCAACGACAGTCACTTACCTTGTAATTTTGTAAATGCAGAATACGAAGGGTATTACGAAAGTTAATCCTTATTTAAGATTAGCTACTGAACAAGATTGTATTAGGTTAGCTCCAAGATTAAGAAAAGAAGATTTTCAAGAAATAAAAGCAGTAACGGGTGAAATGCCTTTGCTTAGTTTAATTGTAGGCTTAAGGCATAGTGACGTACCTTTAGTTATCTGCAATCAAAAAGATGAAGTAGTAGCCATGCTCGGAGTTGTACCTTGTGGACTTATTGGTGCAATTTGGATGTTTGGTACGGATGATTTAAAAAAAATTAGTTTAAGTTTTGTACGGAATTGTAAAGACGTTTGTAATGTAATGAAAAATAATTATCAGCTTCTTTATAATTATGTAGATGCTCGAAACACCTTGCATATAAATTGGTTAAGGTGGATGGGATTTACTTTTATTAATAAACATCAACGATATGGAATAGAACGTAGATTATTCTACGAATTTATAAAAATTTAATGTGTGACCCAACTTTAGTAATAGCCGGTGCTTCTGCAATGATGCAATATCAGCAGAGTATCAAACAACAACAATATCAATGGTGGCAACAGCAGAAACAAAACGAATTAGCTTTACGTAATTTAAAATTCAGAAGAAAAGCTGAAACTTTAAAATTAAGACAATCTAGTGAAAAGAATTTAAAAAAGTTAGAACTAGCAGAAAAATTAAGTAGAAGAAAAAGAGCTACATTTAAAGCTAAGAAAACTTTTACTGGAAATACTTTTAATACTTTATTAGCTAATTATTATGACAGTATATCTTCTTATAGGAATGTAGTATTAGGAAATATTGAAAAGAATGTTTTCCAATATGGCGAAACTCAAAAAGCTTTAACTAATCAATATGATGCTCAGTCAACTTATACAGTAGCTCCTGATTATCTTTATACAGCCGGAGCTTCAGCTTTATCTTTTGCAGGTAGCTATTACGAATATAAAGCTAGACAAAATGCAAATGATGTAAATCCTGATTATTACAGTTACAATTTTAATCCTGATGGAAGTACATAATGGCCAAAAAAATTACTAAAGACCCATCACCTTATTTAGAATTTGCTAGTGGTGTAGAGCCTGAAGTTGTTTCAAATGATTTTAATTTATTTTATAAACCGGATGTAAGGCCTCAAAACAAAGCTCTTAATTCTCTTATAGCTTCTTTAAGTAATATAGTGCCAACATTGGCCACTTATGAAGTTACCGAACAAGTAAAAGAAAAAGAAAAAGACGAAGCAAAAGCAATTAAAGATATGAGTGTTAATAAAAAGGCTTTTGATAAATTGATTGTTGATGGCAAAATTCCAGCTAGTGCTAGTCCATTTTACTACAATAAAATGATGGAATTAGACCTTATTAATAAGAGTAGGAAATTTCAGAAAGAATTTAATGAATTAGCTGGTAATTCAAAATTTCATGAAACTTTAAATGCTGATGGATGGACAGAAGCTTATGAAGGAAAATTAAAACAATTTTATACAGATGAAGGCTTAGAAAAGTATGACCCACTAGCATTAAAAGTATTCTTCGATAAGACTACTAATTTCAGAAATCAAGAAGAACAAAAACATAATGCTAAGAGATTAGCATATATTCAATCACAAACTGAAAATAGCGAGATAATGAATATTGCTGGCCTGATAATTGAAGGTCAAGATAGTAAATTAAGTCCTGAAAACTTATTAACCGATTTAAAAACAGAAATAGATAGCCTTATATCTGTCAATAAAAATAAAGATAGAAGCAACAATATATTTGTAAAAGGATTAGAAAGTTATATTGAAAATGTAAATGATGAAACAGGACTTATCTATGCTGGTAAATTATTAAATAAATTAAAAACTTTTACACTAGGAACAGGTTATTTTGGAGGAGGTAGTAAAGGTAAATTTTTAATTAAAAAATTCAAATCTCAAATAGCAGAAAAAGAAAGAAGTTTATTAGAACAACAAAATAAACTTAAAGCAGAAAGACTAGATTTTAGAAAAGCAGAATTAGCCGATATATATTGGAATAGAAAAGAAGAAGACGATTTAATTTTTGATATTAATATACTTACGGAAGAAAAAATAGACACTGAAGGAGAAGAAGTAGGAAAATATAAATATTCGTCAAAAGATAAAGCTTATTTACTTACTTTTCATAATGCAGTTCAAAAAGGTTTATCTGTTATAGCAAGTACGCCAAGTGCTATAGAAGAATTAGAAGAATTACAAAATACTAACCCATACACAGTTAAAGATAAAGCTAAGGAATTATTAGAAGACGGAGAACTTACAATAACTGATTTCAAACTTTATTTTAATTTTATAGATACCTATAAGAAATTTAATATTTCATTATTCAATAATAATTTTTGGTTTCAAGAAAGTATGGATATGTTTAAAGATACAAGAATGGCTCAACATCCAGCTCTTAAAATGTCTCTTGGTTTTATGAGAGCTGATTATCAAAAGAAAATTTGGAATTGGTATAAAACTAATAAAGAACATAAAAGTATTGAAGAATTAGATAATCTTTTAGAAACTGAAGCAAAAAGAGTTCTAGGAGAAATCTTTAGTAACAGCTTAAGAATACAAAGAGCTTATTCTACCTTTGCTCCACTATTTGCAGAATTTGGAATAGTAGTAATACAAAAAGATAAAAAAGATGACTAATATAAATATAACTAGAAACGGAAAAACTTATCCTTTTCCTGAAGGAACTACTGAAGAACAAATAGATAAATTCTTTAAAATGTTAGAGGAAAAAGATTCTATACCTGAAGAAACTGAAGAAGAAGATACAGATAAAAGAGGAATATTAGCTGACGTACCCGTTCAAGTTCTTGGTGGAATTAGAGATGGAACTCAATCAACTTTAGGCCTTTATGAAAAAGTTACTGAAGACTTATCTGAAATGACAAATATTGGTGGATGGGTATTTGGTAAAGACGCTAAAGATGGATGGGTTGATTACGTAACAGCTAAAGAAGCAAAAGAAAGAGGAACAAAATTTATAGGTACAGGTAAAATAGGCGAAAAAGATGCTTTACAATTACCTGAAGTAGATGAGCCTGACACCATAACAGGTGCATTAAGTCGTGGAATTTCACAGTTTTTAAGTGGTTGGTTTACAGGTGGAAAAATTATTAAAGGTACTGGATTAGCAGTTTCTTTAGGCAAAGGAGCTATAGCAGATGCTATGGTATTTGATGAAGATACAGGTCGTTTTACCGACATGATTAATACTCACGCACCATCATTACAAAATCCATTCTTTGACTATTTATCTTCAGAAGGAAAAGAAGAATCTTTTTATGAAGCAAGATTAAAGAATGTCATTGAAGGTGCATTTTTAGGTGGAATAATGGAAGGTGTAATAAGAAGTACACCTCATATTAAAGACCAATTATTCAATACTTTTAAATATATTAAATTAACTAGAGCAAAACTTTCAGGTAAAAAAGTTGATATTAATAAATTAAAAGAAGTTGAAGAAAACTTAATACGTTCTTCTGAATTAG